TTTTGCATACTTTTCATACACCGGAGGCGGCTCCTTCCTTCACATCGAGGGAGGTTTACATATATTTTTTGGAAAAAACAAAGAGGTAAAAGTTTATGGATATAAATAAATATGACTTAGTTGACGTAAAAAAATTAAAACCATACAAAAATAATGCTCGCACGCACAGTGACGAACAAATAAAACAAATACAGGCAAGTATTAGAGAATTTGGATTTGTAAATCCTGTCCTAATAGATGGTAAATTTAATATAATTGCAGGACATGGCAGAGTAATGGCTGCAAAAAATGAAGGTATGGAAAAAGTGCCTTGTATTTTTATTGAGCATCTAACAGAAGCCCAGCAAAAAGCATATATAATTGCTGACAATAAATTGGCAGAAAATGCTGGCTGGGATACAAATCTTTTAAAAATTGAGTTAGACGAATTACAAGAATTAAATTTTGACTTAGATATTATAGGTTTTGATTCATATGAAATAGAAGCTTTAAATGAAACAGAAAAAGAAATTGAAATAAGAGAAATTGAAATACAGCCTTTTATAAAAATTCACTATTTGATAACTGCGGATTTAAATTTAAACGATTATATACTTGAAGCATTAGAAGAACTTAAAAAAATAGGGGGAGTAGAAATTGAAAGCTCACTCAATTAGTACCGATAACACTGCCATAAATAATAAAATAAGATTACGAGAGTTAAGTATAAGAGGTTTGAAAGAAATAAAAGTATTAGATCTGTTTGCCGGAGAAAATAAATTGTGGTCTAATATAAAAACAAACAGATATTTCGGAGTGGAACTTAGCAAAGATAAGGGTAAAAATCTATATGCCAATAACTTGAAAGTTATACCGTCTTTGGATCTGTCGCAATTTAATGTCATAGATTGTGATTCGTATGGAGTTCCGTATGAGCAAGTAGAGGCTCTGTACAAAAACAAAACTTTGCAAAAAGGAACTGTTATAATTTATACTTGCATATCAAGCCCAATAAGTGCAATTAATAAAAAATGCACACAAGATTTTAATTTAGATAAAATGTATAAGAAAAGTAAAGTTCTGATAAACAAATTGTCAATGCCCTTATTTTTTGAAATGCTAAGATTGAAAGGAGTTAAAAAAGTTACCGAATACGAAATAGTCGGGACATATAACAAGCGATATGGATTTTTCAAAGTGGAATAGCTTGAAAACGTGTAGAAATGCACGTTCTTAAAATGTAGTCAATAAAAATTTTTAAAAAAATGCTCAAAAAAAGTATGATGGCCTGAAAACGCGTAGAAATGGGGAAAGAGACGAGGGCGTATAGTTTGATATAAAGAAAACTAAAAAAAACGACAACCTTACATATTAGAAAGAAAAAACAAAGCCCTTAAAAGTCAAAATAAGACGTTGAAAAAAGATAAATAAAGCACAAAAAATCGCTAAAACCCTTGCAATCACTGACTTTATGTGATATAATACTTATAAGAAATGCCTCGGCAATACTGCAATATTCCGAGGCAGGCAACCAACTAAAAAGGAGTTGATTACATGAATAAGTATATCAAAGAAGAAGGTCGAAGGCAAGTGAAAGAAAAGTACAGAGTAATTTATACCCCATCAGGTGCAGCAAGAGAATATTCTGAATTAGCAGTCAACCTTGCAACAGGATGCGAGCATGGCTGTAAATACTGTTACGCACCATCAATCCGGGGGACTTCGAGGGAAGATTTTAAAACTCGAATAATTCTAAGAAACAATTTTAGTAAAAACCTTGAATCAGATCTAAAAGAAATGTCGGAGCTGCAAGATACAAGAAGGGTGCTACTATGTTTTATGACTGACGCATATCAGCCTTTGCTTGCAAAAGACACAAGAGGGTATTTAGAACTATTCAGAAAATACGACATAGCCTTTCAGGTTCTTACGAAAAACGGAAAGTTAGCAGAAAATGATTTTGATCTCTATTCCGAAAAAGATGCTTACGCATCTACGATAATATTTTCAGACGAAGAAACGCGAAAATATTACGAGCCTTCTGCCGGGACACTGAGGGAAAGAATTGACAGTCTCAAAAAAGCTAAAGAGCTTGGAATAGAAACATGGGTTTCTTTGGAACCCGTTATCATCCCGGAGCAAGCATTAGAAGTAATAGAATTAACAAAAGATTTTACAGACCATTACAAAGTCGGAAAAATAAATAATTTTGATACCGGTATAAAGGTAAACTGGTACCAATTCACAAAGGATGTAATCAATAAATTGGAAAAAGAGAATAAAAGCTATTACGTCAAAGATAGTTTAAAACCCTATATGAGATAAAGAGAGGAAAATCCTCTCTTTTTTTAAAGGAGTAAAATTTATGAACGAAATGAATTTGTTTATGAAAAATTTAAAACAATATAGACATTTGCTACCGAAGCAAACAATCAGCACCATAAAAGGCATGGCTTTAGCTGGGGATATTTCCGGAGCGGAAAAAATGCTCAACAATGCTCTAAATAAAAAACAAAGCAAATCAGAAATATTTACAAATGCACATAGGAGTACAAGATATATAACTAAAAATTATAATGATACAGATTACAGAACACAATTTGGATTAAGTTTAAGGGGTGATTAGTTTGGCAAGAAAAGACTTAAACCAACAAGCAAAAGAAATATTGGCGATAGCCGAAAAACATGGAGTTGAACAGAACTTCTTTTTTATTACAACATTTAAGCGGTATCAAGTTCAGATTAATATTTTAAATGATTTAGAAAAAACAATTAATACTGAAAGTACCTTGGTCACAAAGGAGTATGTAAAGGGACGGGAGAACATTTATACCCATCCTGCAATAACGGAATATAACAAAACATCAACTGCTGCCAATCAAACTGTGCAGACACTAGTAAAAATTATTACTACTTTGAGAGACGATAATGAAAGCAATGAAAATGAATTGCTTGAATTTTTAAAAAGCGGAAGGTAAGTAAAAGATGAAAACGGTGATGAAAATTGGAAAACTTAATAAAAACATCTCAAGCTTACAAATTTGCGGAGGATGTTCTATCAGGTAAAATTATTTCCGGTAAGAGAAGAATTCAAGCCTGCCAGAGATTTATTGACGACTTAGAAAAATCAGAACAAAAAGACTTCCCTTGGAAATTTGACATAAAAAAAGCCTACCGCCCCATTGATTTTATGGAGCGGTTTTTAGTACCCACTAAAGGCGATTATGACAAAATGACACTACAACCTTGGCAGCATTTTGTCGAAAGTCAATTATATGGATGGGTTGATAAAAAAACAGGACACAGAAGATTCAGGGAGGGATTAATTCTTGTCGGCTCCGGTAATGGAAAAAGTACAATGGTTGTCGGTAATGCGGTGTATATGTTATCGGTTGATGGTGAGCGTGGCGCAGAGGTTTATACACTTGCCAACTCAAAAGAGCAGGCAAGGATAATATATGACGAATGCAAAGCACAGGTTGACGCAAGCGGTCCGCTGTCAAGAAGTCTAAAAACCACAAGGGACGGGATATATTTCAAGCCGCTTGTAAATAAGATGCAACCATTAGCAACGGATTCTAAGAACCTTGAAGGAAGGAATGTTCATTTAGGGATATTTGACGAGATACAAGAGTACAGAGACTATAAATTAATCAATGTTATAAAAGCAAAAACTAAAAAGCGCAAACAACCATTGATTATATATATCTCTACACTTGGAACCGTGATAGATGGCCCTTTAATGGACTACTACGTTTTGGGCGGCAAAATCCTTGACAACGATCCGGCGATATCGAAGAGGGCATCAGATAGAATGTTTGTTTATATAGACGAGATAGACGAGGAGGACGACCCTGATGATGTATCTTGCTGGGGCAAAGCTAACCCAAGTTTAGGAGTATTACTTAACCAGGACGACCTAATCGATGAGTGGGAAAGATGCAAGCTTGTACCAGCAGAGAGGTCTAACTTTATCAACAAGCAGCTGAATGTTTTTACAATGGTTGATGAGTTGTCTTTCCTTGACACCAAGACAATTAAATCCAATGACAGGGAAATCGACCTTGAAGCTCTAAAGGGACAGCTGTGTTACGGAGGTTTCGACCTTGCCGAAACAAACGACTTTTGCTCTGCTTGCTTAGAGTTCCCGTTACCGGACAACGACTTTTTTGTATTAGAGCACACCTGGGTACCTCGCAAAAAAATAAAAGAGGACAAGGAAAAACTTGATTGGCTTGAGCTTGAAAGATTAGGAGTATTGACTTTTGTTGACAAGGATTATGTTGAATATGAACTTGTCTTAGAGTGGTACTTAAAAATGAGAGAACTTTATAGGATAGATACTATTGGATATGACCCTGCAAAAGCGTTTATGTTGGTGAATGAAATGAAAAGCAAGGGCTTTGTATTAAACGAAGTAAGGCAGGGAGAGCTGACACTTACCAACCCGATGGACAACTTGAAGGAAAGATTCATTGATAGAAATATAATCCACAATAACAATCCTTTGTTTTATTGGTACCTTGGCAACGTAAAATTGACTAAACGCGGACCTAATGCAACGTATTTGCCGACAAAACAGAATAAAAACAGAAAAATAGACGGTTTTGCAGCTTTATTAAATGCTCACACTGAGTGGATGAGAAAACATCCGACTTATATAGCACCGGACAAAAAAGTATCGACAATAATTAAAATTTAAAGGCGGTGATGAAAATTTGAAATTAATAGATTACCTGTTTAGGCGAAAAAAAGAAACTGAAAAAGCAGCTTCACCGCCTTCAGCAGGCACAAGGGCGCTGATACGCTCTTCTTTTATGCCTCGATGGTTAAGAGGCGATTATACTTTACATAATAGCGAACTGATATTTTCAGCTGTAAGCAGAATATCTAATGCTTTGTCGGCTATGCCGGTGCAGCTCTACCGGAGTACAACGCCGGTAAAAAATGACTTGAATGACATGATTGGATTTGAGCCTAACAGCAATATGACAAGCTGTCAATTTTTTAAAACTATGGAAGCTTGTAGATGTACGGAAGGGAATAGTTATGCTTTAAAAATATTTGCTCTGGACGGAACATTATCTGAGTTGCGGCCGCTGGACCCTTTGAGAGTGAGGCCAATATTAGAGGAAACCTCTAATGAACTGTGGTACAAAATAACACCGGAAAGAGGAGCTGAGTATTATTTGCATAACTATTATGTAATTCATGTTCCTTTTATTTCTACAAATGGATATACAGGAGTTAATCCGGTATCAGTTTTATTTAACACGTTGCAGTACAATGACGAAATTCAAAAGTTCAGTATGTCGCAGTTAGACAAGGGTATTAATGCTCAGGTTGTTTTAGAAGCTCCGGCTAACTTAGGACAACAGCAAAAAGAGGACATGATTGAGGACTTCATGACTACTTACAAAAACACCGGCGGAGGTATTTTGTTATTAGAATCAGGGGTACAAGCTAAATCCTTGAGTCTGTCTCCTGTAGATGCAAAACTGTTTGAGGTTGAAAAAATAAGCCGGTCAAGGGTGGCTATGGTTTATAATATTCCGCCTCACTTACTTGGAGATTATTCGGACATTTCATTTAGCAGTCAAGAGCAACAGATGTTAGAGTTTTTAATGCTTACTATGCTGCCGATTGTGACTGCTTATGAGCAGGAATTAACCCGAAAACTATTAACCAGGGAAGAGCGGCGAAGAGGTTATCATTTTGTATTTGACATGAACGCCATACTCCGTGCCGATGCTGCCACAAGAGCAGATGTACACCAAAAGGCCATCCGCGGAGGCTGGGAAACACCAAATGAAGCCAGGGCTGACTATGGACGGGATAAGGACCCGAATGGCAATAAGTTGTTAGTCTCAAGAGACTTAACAACGCTTGAATATTTGGTTAAGAACCCTGATAAGGAGAAAGGAGGCACAAATGAGTCTGTTTAAAATGTGGGAGAACGCTTATATAAACAAGACCCTGCCACCGGAGTGGCCAATATGGGAGGATTTTAGAACATGGGCAATCGCAAACCGGTACAAAGCAGAATATGGTTACAAGGGAGAGTTTTCTCCGCAAGGATGCTTGAAAGCGATGCCAGATTATACCGAACCAATTTTAGTTGAGAAAACTACACCGAAAGGAGGAACCAAAAATGCAAGTAAAAAAACTAACACTCGTAGCAGGAGCGGAAACAGCGTTTGAGTTTGATTCATTTTTCAGCAGATCAATCATCGTAAAAAATATGACTTCGGGTGCAATACAGTTTTGCGATGGTCCATTTGATGCTGCAAAGGCAGCTATTATACCCGCCTTTGGCTGGCAGACATTCACCGTGACGGTTCCGTATGATGCCGCACCGAAGTTTTATGTCAAAGCTGATGTTGCCGGTGATGTAGAAATCGACTTCGGCTCTGACGGCATGGGCTTTACAAGCAACACATTTGACCTGGCTGGGATGATACCGCATACTTTGACATTGACGCAGGGCGACAATACAACCCTTGCCGTGACGCTTACAAGGTTGCACGGTGAGACGCTTGACCTTGACACGCCTGTTCTAATGACAAGCGGGGCGACGGTATTTAATGGCGATGTTATCTTAATTACTCCGACAGCATCGGCAGGCAACTATGCGAAAATCAAAATCAACGGTATAGACTACGGCAGGCTTGAAGCAGGGATTACACTGACTATATCCGGCGAAACAGTGATTGAAGCCGAAGCAGTTGCATTAGTGGAAAAAACATTGACCTTAACGACTGGTGAAAATACGACGTTGTCGGCAGAGGCAATAAGGTTGCCCGGAATGCTGGTTGATCTCGTAACGCCTATTCCGATAGCGACAGCAGAGAAAATCTACGTTGGAGAAATTGTACAATTTACGGCAACAACAACAGCAGGGGAAGGGTTCCACGCAACACTGACAATCAATGACGTTGAAGCTATACTGGACGAAAACGGCAAAATAGAAGTTACTATTGTTGATGATACAACTGCTGTTTCCGCTTCCGTTGCTAACTAGGGGGAGTAAAATGGATAGAATAGACAAACTAAAGTCATTTAGTCCAATTAAAGCCGATCCAGAGGCTGATATTGGTTTAATAAATGAATACGCAGTAAAAGAATTAACGCCCGATGAGGTGTTTTGTTTTTCTTTAATTCTGTGTGATAACGAGGTAGACCGTGATATAGAGCGATTCACCAACGAAAGTTTAAAGGAAATGGCAGAACTTTTCTTAGGAAAAACAATGCTATTTGACCATTACTGGAGTGCTGATAAGCAAGTTGCGAGGCTATACCGTGTATTCACAGAAAAGACGAAAGATAAAAATTCAATAGGTGAAAATTTAGTTGTGCTGCGTGGAAGTGCCTATATGTTGAAAGAAGGCAACGAGGATATTATCAATGCTATTGAAGGCGGAATACTTAAAGAGGTATCTATCGGCGGAAGTTTTGCAGATGTTACCTGCTCTGTATGTGGTGAAAAGCTGTTTTATAAATGGCAGACAGGGAAATTTGCTTGCGAAAATGACCATGTAAAAGGCAAAATTTATGATGGCAAAATGTGCATCGGAGAGCTTAAAAATCCGACAGATGCCTATGAAGTTTCTTTTGTAGCTGTACCATCACAAAAAGGAGCTGGAGTAACAAAGGATCTAAAAGTTGAAACGCTTACAAAAGAAGAAAAGGCAGAATTAATTAAGCAGTTACAATTATCACTTGCCAGCGATGAAGAACTGGCGGAAAGAACAAAGATTTTAGAAAATAATAAAAAATATATTGGAGGAAACTAATATGACTTTATATGAATTAAAAGAAAAACTTGCAACACTTAACGCACAAATTAACGTTGACGCTAACTGGATAGCTGAAAAAGCAGCGGATCCGACTGTACCGATGGAAGAAATCAAAGCAAAAACTGCTCACAGAGATGAGCTGACCGAAAGAAGAGACCTTTTGCAAAAGCAACATGATGAGCTTGAAGCACAGCAAAAAGATGCTCTTAAAAACCAAATGAAGAACAGCACCGGAGACCCTGCAAAAGATACTGAAATCAAAAATAAAGCTGGATTCTATCGTGCTATAGCTTTTGGCGACAAGGAAACAGCTAAGAAAACTTATGCCGGCTTAGGTGGAATTCCTGCCGGTTCCGCAGACCTTGGGAGCGGTTCTAACTTACTTCCGAGCGTACTGTCAAATGACCTAATTGCAGAACCGTTTGAGGAAAACTCACTTAGAAGGGTTGAACAGACTTCGCAGATCGCAGGTTTGGAAGAGCCGAGAATTGCTTTTTCAATCGATGATGAAGATTTGCTTGAAGATGTGGTTGATTTTGAAACAGCGAAAGAAATAGAAACTTCTGCTGACCTTGTGACTTATGGCAGATATAAGACTAAAGTCAAAATTGAGGTAGCTGACACCGTTGTGTATGGTACGGACACCAATCTCGTAAACACCATAGAGAACGGGCTTAAATCTGCTCTTGCCAGAAAAGAAAAATTGAGAGCCTTTGCAAAGAGCGCCGACGACGCTCATAAGCACATGAGCTTTTACATGAACGGTATTAAGGGTATAACCGGGACCACAATAGTTGCTGCTATCATGGCTGCTCTGGGAGACCTTCCTGATATATTCAGGGCAAATGCTAAAGTTGTAATGAGAAGCGCAGACTGGTATACATACATCCAGACGCTTGCCAACAGCTCTGACACGCTCTTTACCGCAAAGCCGCAGGATGTCCTGGGAGTACCGGTTGAGTTTAACGACCAGGCGAGCATTCCGATAGTTGGTGACTTCAACTACGCAAAACAGAACTATGAGCCAGTTGCAGTGCTTGACAGCGACAAAGATGTTGACAAGGGCGTGTATAAATATGTCCTGACGGCTTGGGGCGACCATCAGATTAAGTTAAAGAGCGCTTTCAGACTTGCAAACACAGCCCTTGCGGTAATCGGCGGTGTGGCAACGAAGTCAACTGATGCCATAAGTGCAGTAGGAACCTTCAACGGCGAAGCTCCGACCAGCGGAATCACCTATCTGTGGCAGAAACTTGTAACCACTACTTGGACTGACTTGACTAATGCTTACACCGGATACAACGGAGCAACTTTGACCGTTGATGATGACGGAGCGGACGCCGGTAAATCCTTCCGCTGCAAGATTACATACAGCGGCGCATCAGCTTACACCAATGTTATAACAATCCCGGCAGCATAAGGAGGCTTCATTATGGCAGTAACGGCAAACGACCTAAAAGAATATTTAAGATTACCAAAAGATAGTATAACAGTCGTGGGCGAAGCAACTATTGACCGTGCTGCCTTTATAACGGCTGTTAAAAATAGTGGATTGTATTTGTTTACTAAAGTTGAAACAGGGTGGCTCCTCGATGGAGCCACCGTTACTTTAACTAATTACGGAATAACACCGGGTGAAGATGAAACGGAAATTTCCGTTGATTGTTTTACTATAAATGTTGACAATTATCTTGCTGCAGCTAAATCCAAAGCAATCTCTGCCGGCGTTCCGGTATTTGAAAATAATGCACAATATGACCTGTTTATTTTGGCATTAGCGGCTATGTACTACGACAACAGAGGAATGGCTTTTGACGGGCAAGACAAAGGCGAACAGGCGGCACGAAATATTATAAACAGTTTTGTAAACGAACTGCGGTATGCCAAGGAGGATGAATCATGAACCCTGGCAATTTTAGAACACGAATAATGGTGCAAAAAAAATCTATAACATATAACAGTTATAATGAACCCGTTGAGTCATGGAAAGATGCCTTTGAATTGTGGGCGGATATTATCAATACCGGTGGCGGTGAATTTTACGCAGCACAGAAATTAAACGCATCCACAACGGCAGTATTTAGGACAAGGTATGCGGTAGACATTAAAACAACCGACAGGATAAAGTATGGTGATAGGATTTTTGAGATTTTATTTATCAATGATGTATCAGAAAAACATATAGAATTATTGATTAGTGCAAAAGAGGTGGTCTAATGGAAATAGAAGAAGCATTGGTTGCATACCTAAAAACTAAAAACATTACAAAGATATATCCTGACGAGATACCACAGAATGTAACCTTGCCTGCTGCGACATATATAAAAATATCCGATATTAAAGACCACTACTTAACAGGCATTTGCGAATTAGAAAGACCAATGTTTCAATTTACCGCATACGCATTTACGAAAAGCGCGGCACGAACATTGGCGAAATCAATTAAGACTGCTTTAAATGACTATCAAGGAACACTAAGCGGTATTGAAATTCAAAAGATAGAACTACAAAACGAATTATCGAATCTGGAAACAAGTCCAGACGGAACAACAAAAGTATTTACGGAAGATTTAGAATTTGAAATTAACTTTATAAAGGAGTGAAAACATGGCTAAAACACACGCATTTGGTACTACGTTTACTTGGGATAGTGAAGTTGTAGCGGCTTTAAATTCCATTGGCGGAATTGAAATTAGTGTTGATACTGTAGACGTAACCACGCATGATAGCGTAGACGCATATAAAGAATATATAGCTGGGTTATTGGATGCTGGCGAAGTAGCATTAGAAGGTTTCTTTGACTATGCAGATTCTAATGGTCAAGTTGCTATGGTTGCAGACTGTGCTGCAAGAGCAGTAAAAGCAGCGGTTATAACTTTCCCGGCATCAACAGGAACAACATGGAGTTTTAACGGTTTAATAACAGCTATAAAAATAGGTGATGCTCCAACAGATGATGGAATCCCATTTAGTGCCACAGTCAAAGTTACAGGCAAACCCACATTTGCAGTTGCAACTGCAACAGGATTGACTGATTTGGCAATGACAGGAGCTACATTAATTCCTGCTTTTGATGCAGGGGTTAAGGATTATGTAGCGACAGCAGCGGCATTGACAGAAACAGTAACAGTAACACCAACGGCAGCTGGAGTTATTAAAGTAAATGGGAATACTGTAGCAACAGGAGAGGCATCAGGCAACATTACTTTAGGTGATGCAGGAACCATAACAGTTATTACTATTGAGGTAGCAGAAACAAATAAAGCGGCTAAGAAATACACAATATCAGTCGCAAGGGCAGCATCATAGGCAGGGTAATTCCTGCCTTTTTTTAAAATAAGGAGGATATATGCGACAATTAACTACAAATGATGTATTTAAAATGAGTAGAATTTTAAAGAAAATAAACATAAATTTAGACAGTAATGGAACTGATGAAGAAGTTGGAATAAAACTATTAATGCAAATAGCTGAAAATGCTTATTTGGCACAAAATGAAATAAATGAATTTTTAGGCAGTCTAAATGGAATGACAGGCGAAGAATTTGGGAACTTGCCTATAAAAGAAAGCCTGGCAGTAATGAATGAATTTAAAAAACTTGATGGTATAGTTGATTTTTTCTCATTAGTAGGTCAGTCAACGAAATAGAGGTTATTGACCTACTTTTAAGCAGATATAGCAATATTAATTATATTTTACAGCAAGATTTTATTTATGGATTAGAACTAATAGCTAAATGCTACGAACAGGCAAATGAAAAGAATTTGTGGGAAATGTGGTTAGCCGTTTACCCATATATGACAAAAGAAGATTTTATGACATTTGCGGAGTTTAAAGAAAAAGCAATGAAAACAGCAAAACCGAAAAAACAAACAGATGAGGAAATGCTTGCAATGGCTAAATTATTAAATGCAGCTTTTGGTGGAAAGGTGGTTGAGAAATGAGCGATGTAGATATAGAAGGATTAGAAGAACTGATTAAATCATTTGCTAAACTTGGAGAAGATGCTTTTGACACATTAAAACCATACTCAACTCAGGCGGCGGAAGTTGTTTTAAACAGGGCAAGAAGTAAAATCCATGACAGGACAGGGGATTTAGTAAGAAGTTTAAAAGTAACGAAACCATCTAAAAAGAACACGCAAAGCGGATTGATAGTCGCAAAAGTTGGATTTGGCAAAGGTGGAGCTTACGGAGTGCCTTTAGAATTAGGTCATAGATTATGGTACTTTGGGAAAAAGACAAAT